AGCTGGTAGTATCCCCATTCGCCTCCAGTTCCATCAGTTAATTCAACTACTGTACCCCTTAGAGTCTGATCATCAATTCTTACTTTAANATTGTTAAGAGTATTTGGTGAGTCATTGTAAACTAATAGNATTCTGGTCTGTAATTTACAATCAAGCTTTGCTGTAAGTACTTCTGGAGCATCTTGTAATTTAGGATTCCCAAGGTACCCGCCTTCAATTGTAACTGTTTCACCAGTAACTTTATCTATAAATTGATAAGTTCCTGTATCTTCTACATTCCACATTGGGTCATAACCATACTTGTAGTCTGGGATAGCAGATGCGTTCATATACTTATTAAAAGTTGAACCCGCCCATACAAGGTAGCCTGCGTTATCAACTTCAGCTGTAGTTACATCTTCAAACCAGCTACCACCAGTTGTTGGTATTTCTACTGGGTAGATACGAAACTCATTTGTCACAGGATCTGGATTTATGTTGGAAACAAATGAGTTTGACTCAGCGCTACCGTTTCTTGTTAGACTTGCTGCGAATAATTTCATACGTATGTTGTCTCCGTCCAGTTAATTGTTGCTCTTACATAAAGATCTGTAAGTCCGCCGTATGCGGTTGTTGATGAGCTTGATGCATTTACAATCATAGGCCATGAAGGAGCATTTAAACAATAGCTGATCATGTCACCACTAAGAGCTGTACTGTATGAAGAACCATTTGTTCTAATTCCTAAAGACTGAACACTCTTTGTTACATTTGCCATGCTAATGCTTCCTGGTGCTCCTGTTGAATAAGGTGCATATAAATAACCAAGGTTTACTGTCTTAGTGCTTGATCCAAGTCCAGTTGCCATTGTCCAATATATAGTTGCTGCGCTAATTGTTGCAGTTGTAGGTGCTCCTGCTGCAGTTTTAGCTGATGCAACTGTTGAATCTCTAAAGTTAAACCAGCTGACCTGATCTCCAGTAGATGCTACATACTGTCCAAATAGATATGGAGGATAGTCTGGTCTTCTATTTCCAGAGCCATAGTAAGTAGCTTTGTCTGGAATCAATGTAATTGTTGCTGACTTATTTACAGTAACAGCTACAAATACGTGTGCTTTCCAAACGCTAAAGTTAATGCTTGTTCCTCTAGTTACGCTTGATCCAGTAGATGTAGCCTGAGCATGTACGTTACCAACTGTATTAGTTCCGCTTGTTCCTGCATCTGTATATGTAACTGTGCCTGCATTTAGGCCAGCATTTGTAAGAGCAGTTCTTGCTGATGCTTCAGATAATCCTACAAGATTAGGTACTGTTGTGTTTGGGTTTAATTGATAAACTGTGTAGTTTACGGATAAGCCAAGCTTTTGTGTGCCAGTCAATGACTGACTTACTATTTTGCCTATCTGGTTTTGAGTAGTTGTATATACAACACCAGTTTGGTTTCCAAGGTAGAAGCCAGCCTGACTTAATACTGTTGATGCAGTAGATATGTCATATCCAATAACTGAAGGAACAGTGGCTGTCTTAATTGGAATGTACAAGTAGTAATCAACATATGAATTTACCTGTACGTTTGCACCGCTTCCTGGAGATTGGTTAATAATTGTGTTGTAAAGAGCAGTAGTAGCTGTCTCAATTTCACCTATCTTGTATCCAAGCAAAAGCTCAGATGTTGTAAGTGTTGATGTAGCCTGGGCAATTGTTTTGCCATTGATAACTGGGACAGTTGTAGTTGTATTTGCAACATAGACTGTGTAGTTAACACCTGTATTTACATTTACAGTAGTACCAGATGCAGGAGTAATTGATTTAATTGTTCCTTCAAGGGCTACTGTAGTAGTTTCAAATTCTGTTTGTGTTCCTGGATATAGATCCACAGCTGCTAAAGCTGCTTCAAATTGAGGAATTGTTTTGCCAACAAGACTTAGAGGAACTTTTGTAGTTGTATTAGGAATGTATACTGTGTAATTAACTACAGTGTCTACCTGCAACTGCTGTCCTTCATTATATTGCTGAGCCTTAACTAATCCCTGCAATGTCTTGTCTGCCGTCTCAACTTCAGTAACTGTGCCTGGTGTAAGACTTGCATTATAAAGAAGTGTCCATACTTCTGATTCTTTTTTGCCAATAAGCTTAGGCATTGTTGAGTATGGCTTCTGTGTGTAATAATCAAATGAGACAATAGTTTTAATATCAAATGTCTCTCCAGCTGCTGGATACTGTGAGTTAGCCTTAACTCTACCAATTAAAGTAGTGTCATAGGTTTCTTCTGTTAATGAAGTACCAACAAGGAATCCAAGATCTGTAATTGCCTTTTCAGCAGCAGTCTTAAGAAGTCCATCAAGTTCTGGTATTACCGCTTGCGGAGTCTTGTACTCATATATAACTAAATTGACATTTGTGTTTGCGTAAACTTGTAGTAATGGTGCAAGAGACTGTGATTTAATTAATCCGTCTGAGGCTAATACACCAGTAATTTCGTATGTAATGTCTCCAATATTAATGTTCTGTGCTTGCAAAGCAGTAACTGCTGCAGCAAATGTAAGTCCAATTAAATTAGGAACTGGATAAGTTGGCTCTGGTGGAAGCTCAGGATCAACAGGAATTTCTGGTGGAGGTGTTCTTCCAGCCACATCCCATGTAACTGTTATACGAGTATCTGTTGTTGATTTAGGTTTAGGAAGCCATTCTTGCTTTGGACCAAGAACCTTAGTATAAAAACGAGAGCCCCAAACTTGGTTGCCAGACGTATATCCACGAAAGAATTTGATTTCGTCTAAGGTAACCCAATTAGTTCCGTCGTAATACTTGAACAACTACGATACCCACCTAACATCTACAACCTCAATCCAAGGGCAGACAAGGCTAGCTGTGCCTGTTCCTGACTTCAAGGCTTGAATTTTAAATGTTGAGTAAGTACTAGCATCTATTGCTTTTATAGCGAATGTAGTTGTTCCATTAATTGACACCTTGCCAGTGCCAGTCGTTTTAATCTTTTGTGATTCGTATTCAGAATATCCTGCGCCACCATTAACAACTACTGGTTTAATTGTAACAGTTGTTGTTGCATCAGAGCAGTATGCTTCAACTGCTCCGTAATTGACTGTCACATACATTGTTTCTTTGTAGTAGCTATCTACCTGAACTCCAGAAACATTTGCAAATGTTGTTGATGAGACTGCAACAGTTGTGTTGTTTTCAGCTCTATATACAGGATGTTTAAATGTGCTTAAGTCAAACCAAATCTGTCCAACCTGTGGGCTAGCTGGTCCTGCAAGTCCTACGTGTGCCAATCCACCAACAGATCCCCATGAGGCATCTGCTTTTCTTGTGTAGAGTGTATGGTCTTCTAGGCAGTAGGCAGTATTAACATATGACTCAAGAGCGGCTAGCTCTGTAAATGCGCTTACCTGGACTACTCCGTTATTTTCTAAGTCTAATAACTGTGATGCGGTGAGAACTTCACCATCTGCAAAGTTTGTGTATCTAATCGTCATATGAATCTGCTCCTAGGGAATAATATATATTTTACACGCCATGTATCTTGATCAGCGTTAATTTCCATCTGTATACCAATAACTGTTAGATTCTTTGTAAATCCAATAGTTTCGGTCTGATATTCAATAGATACTACATCCAATATATCCATGCCAGCGGCATTAGCAATATCGTTCTTAGCGTCCCATTCAATTTCCTTAACAAGCGTAGATGGATTCTTCCACTTGCTAATAATCTTATTTGCCCATGTTGATAATTCTGACTCTGATGAATCTAGATTAAAGTTAGTTTTACTAGAAAGGGCATGTGCTCCATTTCTATTAACAGAAGACTGATCTTCAAATGGACCCTTTGCTTCAGTTTTAATAACTGTTGAGGTTTCCCAGTGTCCATACTCTGTTCCAATTGCATCCAGTACATATGTCTGTACTGTGTCTCCATAACTATTTGTTACCTGGACCTGATTAATAATAGAAGATGTATTGTAATCCACAGAGATATTNTTGAATCCATAGTTNACCGCCTCTGGNTCTACGTTTGAGAAATACATTGTTGGCTCAGCATCTGGAATTTCTTCAGANGCATAGCAGTTTAATGTATTAGATTTATCAAAGTAAATGAATCCACCCTCTGTATTTGAGGCCAAGCTCAATGCCTCCCAGATGGTCATATTATCGTCCCAGAAGCCATGAGAGGTTGATCCACCATAGATGGTACGTGCAGTCTGTCTAGGGCCTGCAGAGGCCGTTCTACCGCCGTTTAGGAGTATCTCAGAGATACGCTGTGACCATGTCTGATTCTTGGATGTAGATATGCCTGATAGCTTTGTCATGGTTCCTTGCAATTCAGCAATTGGATCCATAACATCAAATGAAATAATTGGCTTAAGCTGGTCAGATCTATAGTCAATGTAGATATTGTCTACACGGCCTTCAAATATTACAACTGGTGTCTCAGCCTTACGAACTANTCTAATCTTTGATCTAGGCTGTAAATATAAATTGTTGCTTGGGTCTAATGATTGATTAGTTGATCTTACATGTAGAGAACCCACATTAGATATAGGAAGGGCATATGCTCCNGTATATGAGTCTACGCCTCTNCGAAGGCTGAGTGATAGCACTCCATTTAATATNGACTGCCACTCATAAATATTGTCATTTAATAATTCTAGGTCTGTGGCAAGATATGCCTCATTGATAATGCTTTCGCCAAGGACGAAGACTCCATCTTTTTTAGTACGTATTTGTAAGTCTATCTGGTCAAATATCTTCATCGCATACCATTAACGCCATTGTACTTGTTTAGAGCGGCTTGTACAACTCTACCAAGTTCATATGGGTCCGTTCCTACTCCTGCATTAATGTTTACAACTATAGGAGTTCTGCTTTGTGTATTGTAAGCTGCACCTGAGAATGAAAGCTGAGGTGATAAGTTATTACTTAATCCCTGCATAGCATTCTCTGCTAGGTTTTGAGCGGCACCAATACCATTGCTAAGTCCTTGAACAATAAATCTACCGTAGCTGTCAAAGAGTTTAGATGGTGAGCCAATCTTGAATATAGACTTGAAGAGATTAACTGCTCCAGTTCCAATTGATCTTAATGCATCCAGTGGTGCTGATGCCATTGATTTAATACCATTAACTAAACCTTGGATAATGTTTCTTCCTAGGTTGTTAAAGTCTGAGATTAAGCCGCCAAATAAGCCCTTTAGACTATTGAAGACTGCAGATATTCCAGACTTAATTTGATCAAAGTTCTTTATGATTGAGCTGACAGCAGCTCCTATTGGGCCAGTAAGGAATCCAAGAATAAGAGGCCAATTAGTTTTGACCCAATTAAATAGATCCTTGATCTTATCCCAAAGTTTCCCTGCATACTCTGTTACTGTATCCCAGTTTTTATAAAGCAACACGCCAATAGCAATTGCTGCCATGACAGCTATTCCCCATGGTCCAAAAGCTAAGTTAAGTAATGTCTGTGCGGCAGCCTGTGCTTTGGTTGCTATAGACATTCCNTTTAAAACTCTACTCATTTCAATTACTGCAAGAATTGCTGGAGCAAATGTTCCAAGCGTTGCACCTATTGCTGATCCAAATACTACAAATCCTTGTGCAACAGCTTGTATTGGTCCTGGCATTGTAAGCAGGAATCCATAAAGCTTATTTAAACCTTCATTTACAAATGTACCAATATCTTCTCTAAGATTGTTTACTGTGCGATTCCATTTCTCATATGGAGGAATATTGTCTAATGCCTTCTTCTGATACTCAGGACTGTTAATAACATCAAGCAAGAACTTAACCTGCTCATATCCATTCTTAAGTTTCTTAAATTGATCTTCTTGTTCAGCAGTTAATGTAATTCCAAGTCTTAGGAATTCTTGCTGAGTGATCTGTCCATCTCTTAAAACCTTTGTCCATGTAGCAAGGATTTCATCAACAGGCTTTCCTGTGGCTCTAGATATTGCTAATGAGCCAGCAATTAATTCGTCTGTTAATGGTCTAAAGTTTGCACGAATAGATGTTGCAAGCTTAACAAAATACCCAGCTACATCTCCATCATCTACATACCACTTCTTTGCTAAGTCTCCAACTTGCTTTGATACTACATCAAAATTTTCACCAAATGTATCTGCAAGTTCTTTGAATGCCTTCTCATCTGCTCTAGCCGCTTCAATGGTGTCTTTCCACCAATTGATACCTAGTCTTGCACCAAAGATTGCTGTAACTCCAGCAAACGCTGTATTGATTTTTGAGACCTGACCACTAAGACTATTTAGCTTAGAGTTTGTATTATCAATACCTGCGACAAGATTCTTTGTGTCAGCTAAAATATCAACGACTATTTGATTAGACATTCTTCCTCCTTAGTGCTACTGATATAGCATCTACTTCTTCTTTTTCCATCTCCCAAAACTCTTTTGGCGTATACCCTGTTGCTACACAGAAGCCTGCCATTAATTCTAGGAGATGGTCGCTTTTGGGTCTTCTTCTATACCTGCCAAGGCCTGCATCTCTTCAAGGCCCATTTCTTCTACTTGTTCCCAAGTTAATTCTTTATTTGCTTTCTTGCCTACTACATATGCAATTGCCATGAACAAAGGTATCTTTGGGCAGTCTTGCCATTCGTCCATGTTGTACCCAGCTAGCTTCTCAACTTCTGCTAGCTCTTTCATCTTTAGCTTACTTACGTCCATTTGTGCCTCTCAATTGCTAATATATCTGCGCTTTAGATCTTCTAAATTCGCATCAAACTGTTGGATAACGTACCCAATGTTTTGGTATGCAGCCTTACGTAAATAAGACTGTGGCTCAATCTTATGATCTGGCCAACCGTATTCAATTACACCTGCGTATGGAACTCTTGCACCACCCGCTTTAATCTGTACTGTGTTCTTTGCTCTATTACCTTTAACGCTTCTTGCTAATGTTCCAGTCTTCTTAGGGGCAATGGCCACGGCATCTTTAGAAACCTTTGATGATATTTTAGCGTTAGCTTCTTTTAAATCATCTACAGCTCCTTTGTATTGGTCAAGACTACGGGTTACTTCACGTAAGCCTTTAATCCTAACTGTTACAGATGCCATGGACCACTCCCTCTAAATTACGAAGTTACTCGTGTTGGCTTACCATCAAGAATGATGGTTAAGTCGTATGTAAAGTATTCGCCTGCTGCTCCACCAATTGTTGGTAGAGTCTCTGCGTAGCCAGTAGCTGTGAAGTGTGGCTGTGAAGCAGTTGCTGTTGCGTTGCCGTGTGGGGCAAATGTCAATGTAATTGAATCGCCTGGGTTATCGTACAACTTTGTGTGAAGCGAAGCTGCTGCGAAATCCTGGTATCCAACTACCTGGCATTTAAATGTTAATGAATCTTCGTATGATCCAAATCCTAGTTCTCCAACTTCGGATGTGAAGTTTACGTTTGAAACGCCACCTGAGTATTCAGTATTGTCTACTTCAAATACGATGGTCTTTCCTCTTAAACGTGCCATGTTAATTTCCTCCTTGCATGTCTATTGAAATGTTAAAAAATGTTGTTAAATAACTTGCGTTATTTGCTTCTGTGATAAATGGTTTGTCCACTGTTAAGGTTGCACAGTCTGTGTGCTCCCATATTACTGGAAGTAAATCATCAATATATGAATCTAAGGTTGTGGTCTCTTTATCGTTGGAACCAAATGGAACCATCAATCTGACCTGCCAGTTTGAAGTGTAAACCTCTCCGTATGCTTCTTCTGTAACTCTAATGAAATTAACATCAGGTTCAATCATTGCACAAGGTGGTTGTGGTCTCTCAGGTAAGTAGGTATAGACGTTTGTTACCCCACCTAATATGAGAGCACTCTTAATAATGTCCTTAGTATCTTGAATCATGCAAATCTCACCATATATCTGTTGAGAAGAGGATACACTCCAACGAGTGGATCTCTAGCTACTCTGATTGGCGAACCATCATAAGTTGCATATTGAGTCACACCCATTGGAGCGTTCCTGCGATGATACAGTTCTGATCCAACTTCCATGTAAGCTCTCTTAAGAACCTG